TCTCCATACCCAAAACTCCACTTATGAAAAGCCCGTGAGTTTGATCGTCTGGATTTATCTCCACGTTAAAAGAAGCACTAAAGGTTTTGTTCGATCCTATAGCGCTATTATAACCAAAATTATTACATTTAGCCCCTTTAAACGTATACCTTAAAGCCTCATCTTCTTTATGAATGGGAATCGCTCCGGCGTTAATTGGAGCTAAAATACTTTTTTGACATGAATTAGGTGGGTCTACCTTTATTGTGAAATTATATCCACTGTTAAGAGATATTAAATCAACTAAGGAGCCACTGTTTCCAGATTCAACTATTCCTTCAATTGATAAATTTGCAAACACTGGAGAGTTAGGAACTGTATCTACTGGAAATCTATACCCCATATTAGCGAGTGGTTCTCGATTTAAATCAATCGAGATATCATAGCTCTGTATATGAAGCTTGTTAAAATCTACCCCTAAGCCAGAAAAAGAATCAGTAGTTATCGTAATATCTCCGGGACGAAGCGCTGAGTAACCTTCTTCAGCTAAAACCCTAGGGATTACAACATCTTTATCGGGGCTTATGGTTCCGCTTTTAGTTTCTATGCCCGGGGCTTGAAAACCACTGCCGCTCATGGTAAAAGTAGTATTATAGCAAGTATAATTAACTGATGCGCTAGGTAATCCCCCTACCGCTCCTCTAGTGTTGTAAGATCTTAAATACGAGTTACCGAAACCTATAACGTGATAATCGGGAGAATTTGGATCTATTGACTGTTGAGTGTCGGGATTAGTGAAGTCTTCTTTGTAGTAAAATTTATCAATATCGTTTCCTTCTTGGTTCACCACCACATATATATTTTTACAATCTCTATACTCACTCAATGGGAAATCTTGCCACGGTCTTTTAAGTTTCTTATTTTTATTTTTCTCAAAAAATCCAGACAATAAAGAGGTTGCCTCGTTATTTGTATAGTAAGATTCACCACTGTAAGGGTAATTAAATAATGGATAATTTACGTTTAAACCAAGTCTAGCCTCATTCTTAGTACCACATAAAAGGTAGTTGAAACTTAAATCTACAGTAGGATAACTTATTATGGGCCTATCTACTATTCCCCGTTGATTTAGTTGTAAAATGTCATTGTGAGGAATATTAATATTATAACTTACTGACTGAATCCGGTCTATAGGATTAAGCCGGTTAATTTTTTGGACTAAATCAGAATAACTGTTTGTTGGATTGGGGTTATCGTAATTATAAAAGTTATAATCAGTTTCCGGAGCAGGTCCTACAAACAAGGCCTGACAATTGTAAATTACTCTTGGCTGGGCCATTACTTTTCTCCTTCATAAACACTTGAATATAATATCCCAGCTAAAAAATCATCAACCTGATGCTCCAGTGCAACGTCTTGAATTTTTTTAACTCTTTCGTGGTCTCTGTCAGTAGGTTCGGCCGCATACCTTCCTGCTTTAGCTAGCCAGTTAGGGGGATCTTCATTGGCTATGACGATGTTAGTAATTTCCCTAGCCACTTCTTTCTGTTGTTTACTTAACCTTTTCCTGTTGTGAATCTTCCTTAAAGATGCTTCCACCTCTAAATTAAGCTTGTCTGAAAGGTTTAAGTTTTCTTGAATCTTAGATAAACTAAAATTTAAAGTCGCCTTAGTGCCTATTGGAGTTTTGGTGTCAGTTTCTTTGGGAGCGGCAACCCCAGCAGGTCTTCCATTTACTTTAGGAGCTTTTGCGCCTCCTATAACGGGCTCGTAAAGACCTTGGTTTCTAAGCTCTTTAAATCTTTTTTGCGATTCTACTGACTCTTCCGGTGTTGGAAAACGGCCTGATTCTATAGCCTGCATGCCTTCCTCTGCTGTAAGTACCCCTAATTCAATCAAGCGGCTGTAAATACGAGAGTAAACAGAGGTGTCTCTCAAATCTACATCTTCAAAATGAGCAGTTGGATAGTTTTTAAATCCTAGCTCCTTTGAAATACGTCTTATTTCAGGCATTAGAAAATTCTCTAGAAATACTCGACGCCCCTGTTTAAGCCTCTCCATAAATACTTGCACTTTAATACTAGTATTAGCGAACTTCTCATCACTAAGAAGAATGTTATTAAGGCCCATTTGTATATCTTGGTTAACTACGTCGTACTTTTTAGGGTCAAGAATATTTCCTATATCTGGGATTACAAACTTAGCATCTGTAGTATTATCCGAAATTAATACGCGCCCTACAGACTCATTCTCAAAAAGCTTTTGCATAGCCATTAGGTTTCTCTGGTTTACTCCACCTTTGGAGGGCTCGGTTCCCATTGTAACTAACAGTATAGCTTGATTAGTTGTTCGGGCTACCGCCATGTCCATTTGCTTCATTTCTTGTTGCCAGTTAATATCTTCTAAAACTGGGAACCCCATGGGAACCGTATATGGTTCATAGTCTTGCTTTTTATAAAAAACTGCAGAAAGTTTATCTGTTTCTAGGGGAATTATTATAGCTGACATTCCAGCTTTTTTAGTCTCTTGGATTAACTTTTTAGTTTCTTCTGGTAAATTTTCATAAACCTCCTTGTCTTCTTCGGTTTGAGGATGGCGTAATCTTTGTAGTTCGTAGTCAGTAACGACCTTATAATAGACTCCTGTGCTAAAAGAAATACTCCCTTGAAGCTGTATATCGGAAGGATTAAGGATTATGTACTTCGCAGGTATGTTTAAATCTTCTGCTGCTTGGCTTATACCAAAAGTTTGATTGATTTTAAAAACATCAGATTTATCCATTTTCGCGTTAAAACGATAAATAAAAACATTTCCCGAACGGTAATACTCTCTAAAAAAACGACTCTGTAAATCATCTATATTAATTTTAGTAAAAAGAGTCTCAAAGAACTCTCTCGATTTCTTGCTTCCTCCCGTATAGTAAAGGTCACTAATAGAAAATTCCGTCATTAAATCTATAGTGTTTCTAAAAACCGAGAAGTTATAATAAGCCTTTTGGCATAATATTATCGTATCTCTAATATCTATATTGGAATTATTATTGACTCCGTGGGAGTATTTGAACGGAATCATCCCGTTACTTATATTCCTGAACCTATCAGTTCTAGGTATGTCTGCAGCAGCATTACGGCGAGTCCTTGTATCAGCAGCCTTAGCTTCATGCATAGCCATTAATGGTTCCGCACCTTGTTCCGTTTTCTTCCTTACAGCCATAATTTACTTTAAATTTACACTTAGCCAAGCATTCTGGGAGTAAATGTATGGTTAATTTGTTGCACTTCTGTATTTTTAAGATCATTATAGGCTTTAACGGCCCAATTTCCTAACATTAAAGTGGTGTAATTATCCTTACGAGCGCGATTAGCTGAAGTACTCCTTTTAAGGTGTTGAGGCAGATCAAAGGTTTGAATGCCCTTAGCTGTAGTTTTAACCTCCACTAAAGCACATTGCTTCCGTGTTTGGTAAATTATGTCATCTTGGAATTCAATTAGGTCGCCTTTATTCTCATAAGGCATTAATTTCATAGGGACGGCTTGAGCAGAGACTTTATCAAAAAAGCTTCCACATGCCGCTGTTCGTGAAGCGAACCATATCCTCTTATGGTCTATAGAAGCTTGCAGGTATTCATTAGCTTCTCTAAGAAAAGTGCTAGAAAATAGTTGTTTAAAGCAAATCATATTCTCTTTTACATTATACTGGCTTTTGGCTTTCAATAACATCTGTTGATAATCGTTCCCTTTCTTATCACTATTAAAATCGAAAAACTTTAAATTAATACGTGAGTCACGAAACAGCTCAGATTCATTAGCCCCATCAATAAATTGATACCCAGCATTATCTATGATTAAAAGTATAATATTAAAACTTGTGACTAGATAATGAAGGTACTTAATATGGTCTTTCAAGTCCCCTCCAGCAACCGCATAAGCATGGACTAAAGTAGACTCGTTACTTTTTTCTTCATCAAGCTCCAAAACTGACATTGCAAAATAATCCGAACTTGGACTATTACTAAAACTAGGGTCAATAGCTAATATATACTCTTTATCTGGCTCCCCTTTAACTAAAGTATGCTGCTTTTCTCCATCTGGTATAGTACAGTCATGCATTTTCTTAGCGCTAAAATAACTATCACTTCCATCTGTAAATTGAGCGCAATATTCCCGCTGGAATGACGAATTGGACGACCCTCCTGTTTGAGCCTCTTCAATTACCGTGCTGTCTATCATGTCAGAAGGGATCGAGTCAAAAGCCATTTGAGAAATAAAATAGTTAGATTGCTGAATATCTTCGGAATAAATATTATTCATCCATTCCTTGTATGTTTTAAAAAGATTTTCAAAGCTAAAGCTTGCCGAAGAGAGTGCTATCATTTTCGAATTATTCTCGAAAACAATTCTATCTTTTTCCTGCATTTGACCTTTTTGAATAAGATCATCCTCCATCTCTCTTATTTTTATCCTTTCTGCCATATCCTGCGGAGCCACCAAAAAGGGCATAAGAACTGTTTTGATAGTGTCTTCAGGTAGGAGCAAAAACTCATCAAGCACTAGAATGTTTGCACGGAAACCACGAATTTTTTCTCCACTTAGTGGTATAGCTGTGATAGTCCCGTCGTTTATCTTCCATTCAAATTGGTCGTTACGTTTAGATTTAGCCCCGAAAGCATGAGCTAGCATTTGAGCTTCTTTAGACTCCACTATTTTTTCTAAGTTGTTAAAAATAAAACGAGCAGTACGAAAAGTAGGGCCAGCTATCAAAATTTTAGTTCTGGGTTCAAAAATGCATTGAAGAAAACAGTAAACCGCCGCTATAAAGCTCTTACCACAACCACGGCCCCAAACACACATACTAAAGTTTCTATTAAAAAAAGCTTTAAGAGTTATTTCTTGATAGAGCGCTAATTTAATTCCCGAAAGTAGTTCTGTAGTAAACCCTAAGTTGGAGCGCATGAACTTAGCTAAGCTAATTTTTGCTTGCTTATCGGGAAGCTCACCTTTTAAATCAAGCAATTCCTCGTTTAAGTTGGAGATAGGTTTTTTATACTTTTCTGGACAATACCACATACTATAATAATTTTAAATCATAAGCTAATTGTAAATCGTATTTTTCTTTCAAAGCGTCAGATAATAAGAGCTTCTTTACTATCCTCACGCATTCATCTCTACCATTTACGAAAAGAAATTGTATATGAGGGAACTCTTGAATTAAGTCTCTAACATTGTGGAAGATAAAATCTGGAGTAACTCGCGTGTTTTTTTTGTAAACATGTTTAAGTCGGTTAAAAGCTAAACAGTCAGAGAGATTCCTTTCTACTAAAACTACCATATAAGCTTCTTCTTCTGCCGCTCTATTTATTTCGTTTTTAAATCTTTCTAAACCGGAGCTCAACGTTCCTATTAAATCAGGAACAGATTTCCTTTCTATATAAGTGTTGTGAGTTTTTTTCTTATCATTCAGGCAGTAGTCTCCAAACTTTAAGCCTTTGACCTCTGTGGGAAAATCATCTATAGGTAGAGGGTTTTGCTCCCTTGAATCTATGTATATAAGATGGTCTTTTGTAAACGTTTCTTTATGATCTTTTTTTACAGGGGCTTTTTTAAATTTGTTTTTGTAGCCTATGTCTTCACACAGCTTGTAATAATCTCCAAATAATTCTTGATAAAAAGGTATAGGAGGCATTGGCAACGTTCTTAATTCAACTTCACTAAGAGAATAGATTAAGGATTTTTCCTCTTTTCTTTTTAATAGTAAGTCCTT